TCCTCCTGGCTTTGGGCCGCGGGACGGGGGGGCTTTAAGACTGCGGCGGGTTCAGTCGCGGCGGGTTCAGCCGCGACGAGACGAAGCTGGCCCTCCGCGATCTGGCCGCGGTGGCGCTCCGAGTCGGCAATCTCGGCGACTTCGCCCGGATGGAGATGGCGACCGTCATCGAGACAGACGGCATAGGTGACGGTGTTGACGACGCGCACGAAATCTCCTTCGAAAAGTGGGGGTGAGCAGGTGCTCAGGAGGCCTCTTGCTCCACGGTGACGCCGACGTAGTCGACCTCGACTGGTGCAGCGGGTGCCAGCACCGAAGGCGTTGGGATGCCACCGAAGGGACTCATGACATTGGCCACCGTGACGCCGAAGCGGACGATGGTGGTCATGCGCCAGTAGGTCGAGGAGCGGCCTTCGCTCGCGACGTTGTAGCCGTGCCACTTGGTGATCTCGGCGAAGCCGCCCAGCGACGGGTTCTGTGCGATGGCTCCCGTGACCGCGGCCGCGTAGGCGTTGCCGACAGCCCTGGACTCGTTGAAGTCCTGCGTGCCCCCGAAGAACACGCTCACGCGGGCGTCGAAGGTGGCCCGGGTCGCGCCCTGGCCGGTGCCGACGCTGGCCTTGCGTTCCGGGACGCCGATGGTGCCCGGCACGATGACCATGCACTGCGTGGTCTTGGCGGCTATCGGGCGTTCGGAGGGCTGGTAGAGGTAGGACTGGGGGACGGCCAGGACCGGCTCACCGAGCTGGCGGTTGATCTCGGCGATGTAAGTCGGCAGCCAGGTCTCGAGCGTGCGGATCATGGCCACTTCGACCGAGCCGCCCATGTAGAGCGGCCCGAAGGCGTCGGGCAGGTAGGAGAGGTCCCAGTCGACCGTCATACGCCCACCAGTTCGGCGGCCTCGGCGCCTTCGAGCAGCCAGCCTTCGAGGATGGCGGCCCATTCGAGAGCGGCACCGTCAGCGGCCATGTCGACGATGCGGCGCTGTGGGGGCCAGCCCGCGCCCGAGGCGTGCAAGCGGAAGCCGCCCGTCTGGTGCCAGTGGGCGTAAGGGATGGTGGTCATCATGGCGACCGAGAACGGGGTCCATTCCGAGTCGGCACCTTCGGCACCGCCGCTGGTGAGAGAAGCCTGCATCACGCCGGTGTCGACAAGGATCTGGTCGTAGTTGGTGTTCTGCCGCGCCCATGACCCCGTCATCGAGATGGTGGAATCGGCCAGCGGTGCCCATCCGGGCCCGTTGTCGGCGAAGCGACGCCGCTCGATCGCATAGAAGGAGTCGACGATGGCATCGAAGGCGGGCACCCAGTTGGAGGCCCTGTCCGCCATGCCGCTGAGAAGGTCCTGGAGGGCCGCGCCGCCTTCAAGGGGTTCGTAGCCGACGGTCACGATTTCGCCCAATTGCTCAGCATCGCGACTATTTGCAGCTCGATCTCGTCGAGGTTCATCTCCTTGCGGGACTGCGGCTCCATGTCGAGGATGATCATCTTGGCGGCCACGTAGCGGCAGAGCCGTTGCAGGTCGGCGGGGATGGCGATGGTGTAACCGCCCGAGTAGTTGATGACGGCGTTCGTGCCTTCTGGGCAAAAGGTACCGAGGCGCATACGGCATTCGCCGGTGTCCGGGTGCGGTGCCCCGCCTTCGACGGAACTCGGGTCGACCTGGATCTTCGACCCGAACGTGAGCTCCAAGGTGATCGAGTTCACCGAGTAGGTCCACAAGTCGGCGTAGTGCGGGGCCGTCTGGTCCACCCAGAACTTCCGCACGAGGTTGTCGGTCTGGTAGGCCGCCGCCTGAGACAAGCCCAACGATCCATAGATGTCGAGCGGGCTGTCGGATGATGCCCCGTACTCGTTGGGGTCTATCCCGAAGAGCCTGTGCGATTCCGTCAAATTTGTGAAGGGTGCCAGGCGGCGGCCTACGGAACTCTCGATGAAGGCGGATGCCTCCACGAGAACCTGCGAGAGCGCCATCGGGTCCGACGCGGGCGCGTCCTCGCACAGCGAGGGGAAGAACAGCTGGAACTGATCGGCCGTCGCTAGTGCGGGCGGGATCGTGCTGACGAGATCGGGCACGACGGGCGCGCGCTACTGGACTTCGGGGGCGTCGGGGTCCGACTCTGCCTCTGGCTCGGCCTCTGCGGGCGCGGCCTCGGTGACGGTTACCGGCTCCTCGACTGCCTGGGGTTCTGCCTCGGGCTCAGTGACCACCTCGGCCACCTCGGTAAAGGGCGACGGCTGCGTGGTGGTGCCCGGAACCGGCGGGAGCGGCTGGACCTCGGCGAACTCGCTCTGGGTCACGGCGCCCTGGGGCGCGTTGGGGGCGGGGATGTCGGTCATCTGCGTGGTCCTCTCTTGGGTGCGGGCGTCTCGGGTTGTGTCAGCGCGTCGAGCTCTTCCTCGGTCAGCGACGCCAGGTCGTCCACCGGTGCCATGCCGTTCGGCAGGTCCTCCGGGTCGTCGGCGTGGACTGACGGGATGAACTCGGTCGGTGCGGGCTCGCGTTCGGCGAACGGGCTGCGGCGGACACGCCCGAGGGCGATGGCCGAGTCGGCCACCTGGGGTGAGACGGTGCCCGACGCTTGTGCGAACGGGCTGAGTCTGGTTCCTGACATGCGTGCTCCTTTTTGTCGAGGACAAGAGAGGGGATGCCGGGGAGAGGAGGGCAGACTCCGGCATCCCCCTCTTGCGAGCGGGCGGCTAGACGGCCAGCGTCGCGACGGCGTTGGTCGCCCGGGCCATGAACTGCGGGGCACGGGTCGCGAGGCACGTGTCGCAGACGAAGGCGAAGGGCAGGCTGTCCGGCGAGCTCGTCGTCGGGAAGACGTCCACCGTCTGCATCTCACGCACGTAAGGCCGGATGATGAAGTCCGGGTCACGCGGCAAGAGGTAAATGTTCTGCTCACCCGTGGTGGGTGGCACCATACCGGCGTTCGTGCCGACATAGGCGGCCGGGGTGCTCGCCGGAATAGTTGAACCGTTCTGCGGGACCAGGGCTGTGCCGGTGTCGACGATCGACGTGGTCGGAAGCGGCGTGATGCCGTCCGACTGCAGTCCCACGTTGGCGTCCACGTAGCCGAGCAGCGTCTCGGTCTTGGAGCCGCCGTTGGCCGCGGTCCGCCACACCTTGTAGAGGACAGCGGACAGCGTCTGGCCGAGCTGGGTGACGGAGGGCGGTGTTGCCCATGCCAAAGTGATGATGTTGGCACCCGAGCCGGTTTGCTGGCTGACCTCATTGCTGGCCAGGATCTCGCCGAAGCGAGCGATGACCGCGGAGACGACGTACTTGTACGTGGTCGTGTTCGGCAGCGTGCCGGCCGAGAGCGCCGGCGTGTCGGAACTGGTCGTCGCAGTCGTGATCGTGACCGTGGTCATCGCGTTGCTGCGCGGGTTCAGGAACGACGACTTGATGAAGGGGATGTTGCGGTAGGTCGGCACGATGAGACCGGCCGCCACCTCCGTGTTCGTGATCGCACCGCTGTCAGCTGCGTTGAACCGCTGCTGGTTGGTGAGCAGCTGGGCGACCCGGCTGTTCACGCCCGAGCTGACGAGGAAGAAGTAGTCGGTGCCGCCATCAGGGTAGGTAGCCGCGTTCGATTCCACCATCTCGATCAGGTTGTCGAAGATGGTCAGGTCGAGGATGCCCGTGTTCCCGGATGGTCCGAGCGAACCGCTCCAGTTGATGGTGTTCGGTGCTGCGCTCGTCGCGTCGGACACGAGCGTGTCCAGACCGTCGAACTGGGGGTAGGGGCCGCCCACAGTGGAGAGGGCGTTGCCCCAGACCAGGCCGGTCTCGACATCCCATTCGAGGCCGCGTGCGGCGCCCTCGATTTCCTTCGCGCGCAAGGACCCGATGAGGTCGGCCGTGACCGCCTCGGCGTAGCCGGTGACCCCACCGACTGCCTGCAGGTTCTTGATCGTGAACGGGTACTGGGTGTAGGTCGACGTGGAGATGGGGCGGGCGCCACCATCAGTCACGAAGCCACCAGCCGCCACTTGTGAGCGCTGGTTGAAGTTGTAAATGGTCGAGCCCCAGCGGATGGACGGGAGCACCCGCACCAAAGGCGCATAGCGACGCTGCAGCTCTTGGACTACAGGGTCGATCTGCTTTTGGATGAGTGCCGCCGCACCCGAGGCGCTGAGGACGGCCTCGGTGAGTTCAGTGGCCATGGTTCATGGTCCTTTCTTGGGAGAAGGTGCTTGCGAGTGGTGGTCGAGAGCTGGGCGGGCTAAACCAGGGCGCCTTGCGGCAGCATCGGATCAAGGGCGTGGAACAGCGTCTCCTTGAACTCCTCGGTAGTCTGGCCGGCGAGCTTGCGGGCGTCGGTCTCGACGATGACGTCCTTCATGGCCTCGGCCTTGCCGACGATGCCACGACGGACGATGGTGCCCGAGCGTCGCGCCTCCTCGATGACTTCGGCCTTGGCCGCGGTCTTCATTTCCTCGGCAAACTTCGCGAGGTCGGCGAGGGTGACGGGAGTGGCCTTGGCGGCCGCGTCCGCCTCGGCGACGAGACGCCGGGCCTTGTCGAGCTCGGATTCGACGGGTGCAGCAGCCGGGGCGCCGACGAGGGCCTCCAGGACGGCTTCACGGGTAAGCACGGGCTTGGTCTCTGTGATCGGAGGCCGGAGCAGCGCTTGCAGTTCCTCGGTCGTGTACGTGGTCTTGGCGGGGTCTAGAGAAGCCGCCTGCTCGGGAGTGAGCAGTGCCTTGACTTGCTCCGCGCTGTGATTGGCCATCTGGCCCTTCCTTTCTTCAGCCGGGGCTTCCTCAGCGCCGGGAACGGGTTGCCCGCACTGCGGGCAGAACAGAGAACCTTGGGGGACGGCCTCGAAGCCGCACTCGGCGCACTCCATGTCGTCGTCGTCCTCGCCACCGGGCTCCTTCAGGGCGTCGATGTCCCCGTCGTTGTCGGGATCGAGCGACAGGAGGCCTGCCAGAGCGGCCCGCGCCATGGCGGCGCCTGCCTTGGGGAGATCGGACGGGTCGTTGATGTACCCCCACACGTAGATGGAAGCGGCACCGTTGTCGAGCGTCGTGGAGGCGTAGGCCTCGATGACGTCGGCGAACTCGGCGCCCATGCGCTGCAGCATCTCGCCCAACTCGACGGACTCCTTGGCGATGTCGATGCCGAAGCGCTTGCAGGCCGCCTTGATCTTGGACTTGATGCGGCTGAGCTGGGCATCGGTGTACTTGGCGGCGTTCTTGGCCTTGTTGATGTAACTCCAGGCCGCACGGGCATGAGCCTTGGTGTCGAGCGGGTAGCGCTTCTTCTTGTCCTTCTGGTAGCCAGGGTCCGCGTAGGTGACGTCGCCATAGGGCGCCTTGGCGTCCTCGGTGTGGCACACGGTGCACAGGCCGTCCACCATCGGGTGGCGGATCTCGGCTTCGAGCAGGGCCAGCACCGAGGGCGTCTCGTCGAGTTCGAGGACGACCGAGTCCAGCGATTCGCAGATCGTGGCGCCGCTGAGTGCCGCCATCTCGCCGAGCTTCGCCGTGTCGATCTGGGCGCCGGGCATCCCGGGGCGGTGCGTGAAGTCCAGGGCCGTCACGTCCAGGTCGGGTGCCGTCTCGTTGCCGGCCTCGTCGGTGCTGACGTCGCCGAGCCAGGAGCCGAAGATCGACACCGTCTTCAAGGCGGCCTTCCCGGACTTGTCGGGCACGGCCATGGCTGCCACGTCGCGACCCGCATCGGTCGGGATGATGTCAGCCTCAAAATGACCGGCGCCAGCGTCGTCCTGATACACCTTGGTCACGGTCGCGGCCGTAGCGCGGGTGTCGCCCTCGGCGTTCGCCTTGTGCGAGGTGTGCATTGGGATGACCTGTCCGCCGGACAGGCGCCCGCTCATGTGATTGACAGCGCCCTTGATGTTCCCCGGGGTGTAAATTCTGCCGTTCTTCGAAACCCCTGGAGTCAAGAAGACGCCCTTGAGCGTGCCGATTCGGTTCATCGAGGCTCCTTTCGTGGAAGAGGACTAGGCGTCCTACACGCACCGTCGTTAGTGAGCGGTGCTCCCTTCGGGCTTGTCAGGCCCTCTGTGCCCGAAACGGGCTAGGCCCTGTCCGTAGTCCCTGTTGTTCCTGACCGCGGGTTGACGCCCGACCGACACCAGGCAGTTTCTACGACGCTTTCCCTCGGACGCCTAGAAGCGGAGGCGCGAGACTTAGCTCTCGGCCAGGGCGCTGCACATGCCGTACCAGTTGGTCCCATCAGAGACGAGAGTGAACACGGAGACGGCACCAGCCACGCCCACGGCCGCAAACCCCGAGGTGACCTTTGCACCCGAGAAGGCGAGACTGGTGGCAGATGTACCCGCAGCATTGGTGAAGATGCAGGTCACCATCGCTCCGTACGCGGCGGCCGGTAGCGTCAGCACCAACGCATCCGAAGATGTACCGGTGACGGTGTTCACGCCATAGACCAACGTGCCGGTGGTGGTCTTGACACCGAGAGCGTTGACGGCAACCGTTCCCTGACAGGGGGTCTGTCCTGCAGCGGCAGCATCGGTCGCGGCCGTGCCGTTGGCGAGGCCCGTGATCTTGTGCGCGCCCATCGCAATGGCACCCGTCATCGAGCCACCAGCTAGGGGAAGGTCGGCCGGAGCGGCGGGCAGCCCGTGGTCGTGGTCGTTGCGGGCGTAGCTGGTCCCAACCCCGACAACGGCCGCTGCTCCGTAGGTGTCGGGGCCGGTGACCGTGGTCGCGGCAGAAGCAACGGGGCACGTTCCGCCCAGGAGAGCGGTCTCGATGGCGACGATGGCGTCGTTGATCAGCGCGGCTCGCGGCAGGGTTTCGTCGCCGCCGGGGAAAGCGTCGATGGAGTTGGGGAATGTGCTAGTTGACATGGGATTCCTTTCGGGTCAGCTACAGCGAGACGGTGCCGGCTGGTGCCGTCGAACAACGGCAGTTGAAATGAAGTGGCGGCTGAGGCAGGTCGCCCAGGCTGTACGCGCCTGCTATGGACGAGTCGAGCGGGGCGCATTCGTCGCAGGCGTCGGGCTGGGTGACAAAATCGAACATGTCGACACCGGCCGCCACCATCTGGGCCACCTGCGCCCGTTGCATGGCCGAATGGATGGACTCGTCGATGTAGGCCTGGACGCCGGCGCCCTTGTCGATGATGGCGTTGACTGCGGCGGCCATCTCTTCCTGCCCGAAGTCACGGGCGAGAGCATCGGCGATGCACTTGCCGACGTCCCCCGCTAGACCACCCAGCTCGTCGATGATCCAGATTCCGGACTCGGCACCGTAGCTGTCGAGCTCGCGCAGGTTGGCGAGCGTGTCGTCGAACAGCTTGTCGAGGTCGATCGTGATGTCGGCCGGGGTGACGCCTGCGTCCTGCAGGAGGGCCGTGGCTTGTACGACGCCTTCAGCTGCGGCCTCGGCCTCGGCGAGCGAGACGAGTTCGGTCCACTCCTGCGCGACTTCGGGGTTGTCCTTGAGCCACTGGGTGAGCGCTCCGAGTGCAAGAGCCTTGGCGGTGTCGCGCCGCACCGTCGCCGTGCGGTCACCGGTCATGTCATCGTCGTTCGGCTTGGTCACGTGGCGCTGAACCCGGGCCACGTAGCCCTTGGCATCGAAGCCCTTGGCGATGTGCTTCGTGACGGGCCGGATCTTGCGCGCCCAGCGCTTCGAGAGCTGTTCCCGTCGCTCTTCCAGGTCGGCACGCAGGGTTTCGTAGACGACGATGCGCTCGGCCAGGGACGGGTCACCCAGCTCGGTTGCGATGTCCCGGGCCATCTCGTGGACCTGCTCGGCGGTCATGGTCATCGTGGCCGGGCCCCCCGCTTGCCCCGGACCCAGTGCCCGAACTGCCGCCGCTTGGTCTTGGCCAGCTTGAGGCGCCTCTTGAAGTGGAAGCCGTGCGCCTTTTTCCATCCGGACGGTCCCCCGCTGCCCTGGGCCGTGGGGGACAGGCGCTTGACGAACTTCTTCGGCTCGCCGCGCAAGGGGAGCTTCTTGAGCTTGTAGGTGGTATGAGCTGCGATCTTGTGGGTGCCGAGGACTTGGCGGGTGCTGCCCTTCAGGGACTTGGGTGCGGGGATGCCCGAGACCGGGGCGCGGAGTGAGCGGCGGTGGACCTTCGTCACGTGACCTGGACGCGGCGCACTCCGCAGTTGCAGCACTCCTCGTGGCCATCCTGCGGATCCCAGGCGGAGTTGATGGGGCGGCAGAAGCAGTGCTCGCAGACGCTCGGGACGAAGCGGAAGCCGAAGGCGGGCTGAGGGGGAGCTACCTGCGGTGCCATCCACGGATAGGCCGGTGGGGCGTCGGGTTGGCATTGCGGGCACCGATACCGCAGGTCAAGACCGTGCTGACAGGTGCCGACGTAGACCGTCTCAGAGGGGAGCATGTTCCACCGCGAAGGCGCCCTTGGCCATGTAGAAGTCCCACACCTCGGGCGCGTCGATCCTGTCGTCGAGCTCCAGCGATTCGGTCTCCTGGGCGACAAGAACGCCCTGGTCGTCGAGCATGTCCCGCGTAACGCTGATGACGTGCTTCATCTGCGTCCTCCCTTCGGTTACCTGCGATGTCCCCCGTAGGTGCCGCCAGCGATTTCCTTCGGCACGAGCGCCGCGGCCTTCGCCGCGGTCATGATCCCGTTGGTACCGGGCGCCTCTTCTGGGTCATCGGCCTCATCGGTTCGAGGTGCTTCATCTGGCACGGTCGCACCGTCCCTAGGGTGTCGGCGTCCTGGGTGGCGAGGACGCGCGCCGCTTTCGCGAGCTCGGCGTTCCGGGTGAACGAGCACTCGGCGTGGGCGTCGTGCCCGTCGTCGAAGCAGACACGCTGCGCCGGCTCGATCGGGCCCCCGCAGCGGTAGCAGCGGCCGGGCTTGAGGCGCAGGCGGTTGCGCTGCTGGCGCGTCGAGCGCGTGATGCGCCCCCGCTTGGGCAGGCGGTTGGCGCGGGTGAACTCGGTCACGACCGCACCCTCGTGCGCCGGCGCTGCTCGTAGACGGCGCGCCAGTTGGACTTGCGGGCGATGTACTCGGCGAGGTGCTCACCGGGCAGACGGCCCTCGTCCTCGGGGGCGGGCGGCTGGCCCTCCGGTGGCTGTTGCAACTGGGCCGGCTGGGGCTGCGCCGTCGTGTCGAGCGACGTCCCCTTGCCTTTGGCTGCGACGGAGGCCTTGGACAGGGCGCTCAGGTCGGCCCACAGCGTGATGTTCTGGCGCTCGATCAGGACCGGGTCATCGCCCCCCTCGATGGGAGGCTCGCTGATGTCGTCGCGGTAGCGGTTTGCGGTCCAGCTCCCGTTGCGGAGCCGCATGTCGCGGATTTCCTCGATGACCAGGTCGTCGCGCCAGTCCACCTCGCTGAAGCTGATGCGCCAGTCCTTGATGCCGTACGCCTGGTAGCACAGGGCGAAGGTGAACTTCTCCAAGACAAGTTCGCTGGTCGGGCCGCAGGTGGTGACTCTAAAGGTCTTGTCCTGGCCACTCTCGGCGCCTTGACCGCCGAGCGACCCCGGCTCCATGACGCCGGCCTTGCGGGGCGGCACGCCGTAGGTGGACAGGATGTCGTTGCGGGCACCTTCGAGCACGGCCATCCAGTAGTCGAGCTTGTTCTGCGAGAGCTCGGTCACGCTCGTCTTGATGCCGCTCGAAGCCCCGCCCTCGGTCGTGAACAGGTTGCCGATGTTGCGCGTGCCCAGGTTGCGGGCCGCGTACTGGCTGAGCTTCTTCTCGATCTCGGGTGGCGGCGTGATGGAGGGGAAGTCGACGTGCAGCCGGGGCGGGTCGCCGCGCTTCATGGTCTCTTTGATGAGGCCCGCCGCGAAGAGCCACGTCTTGATCGGGACGCTGGCCTTGGTCGTGGGGCTGACGCCGTAGAGCGAGGCGCCCGGGGAGTCGAGCTTGACGTGGATGACCTCGTGCGGCTCGAAATCGACGCGCTTGCCCGTGGTGGTCATCTGCACGTAGGCGACGACCTTGCCGTCGACCTCGCGCCCGATGTTGCCGTGCTCATCGGCGATGACCGACATGGACTGGCAGTCGAGCGGCCAAAGGGCGACCGGCTCGTTGCCGATCCAAGTCACCTCCACGAAGGCGTCGCCGAAGATCAGAGCGTCGGTGACCGCCCGACGCATGAGCTGGCGGATGTCGTCGGTCGGGTTGCAGTAGTCGATCAGCTCCTGGATGCGAGCGATCCCCGGGGGGGGAGCGGGCTTGGCCCTGACCTGCTCGGGGTCGAGGTTGAGCGGCTCGAGCGTCAGTCCCCCGGCGGTAATGGTGCGGGCGATGCCGTCCACGCAGACCGCCACCCATGGGCAGGTCAGGTACGCCTGCAGCAGCTCGGTCATCGCCGTCTGGCGGTCAGGTGCTCCGGGCGTGGACGACGTGCCGGAGTTGGTCGGCGTCGTGCCCCCGATGGGGATGCCGTTCACGTAGCCGAGACGGGCCACTTGGCGGCGCGGGGGCTGAGGCAGGGTCGGTGCGGCTTCGAGAGCGTGCGACTGGCCACGGCGCCACGGCAGGAGCGAGCGCGACGGGACTATGGCTTCGACGAAGGGCGACGGGGCGGTGCGACCCCCGTTGGCTGGTGCCATGAGCGGGCCGGCCTCGGAGACCGGCAGTTCCATCATGGACAGCTCGCGCTCGATGGTGGCGAGCGCCAGCTCGGCGTGCGCGTGCTCCAGGCGGCCGAAAATAGGATCAGGCGCGCTCTTCTGCCGGTTCCAGAAAGCCAATTCAACCTCCTGGGTCAAACAAACGGCGAAGCTGCGACCGACCCGGCGGGGAAGTCGCGGGGCGGCTCTTTGGAACGGTCGACGTCGGCGGGCATAGCGAAGTCCTTGGAGGCGAACACGCCGCCAAACAAGGGCAAGCGTTCCTTGCCATCTGGGTCGACACCCGGGTAGTGCGCCTCGGGCTCCCGCGTGGGTTCGGCGAGCAGGTCGTCGGGGAGGAAGTCGGGCTCTTTGTCAGGCATGGCTCCCGTTCCCGTTGGTGAAGGGCGACACGGCCGTGCCCGGGCCGGGCGTCGGCACGTAGGGCTTGGTCTCGAGCTTCGGGCGCTCGGGCTCGCGGGCGACGGGCGAACCCACGCCGCCCATCATCTGTAGGGCATAGCGGAGAGCGTCCGCGGCGTGGTCCTCAACTTTGCTGTCGACATCCTCGACCTTGGTCTTGTCGTAGGGAAGGTCGGGCAGCGTCCTCACGAGGTTCGGGCAGGTGTCACTCAAGACGTGAAGCATCGGGCAGTTGTCCTCGTGCCATTTGCCCTGCTCGCGCAGGTACTCATGCACGCGGCACAGGGGACCGTCGGCGAGGGCATCGTGCAGCTTTGCCCAACCGGCAAGGCGGCTGTGGTCGGCGAGGATGCAGGGCACACCTTCCTGCGCGTACTCCTCGTAGATCGAGAGCCCGTCGGTGAGCTTGTTGGCGGTCGACGGGTCGATGGCGTGACGCACGTAGGTCTCGCCGGCCTCGTGTTCAAGGGCCAGGATGCGCCTGGCCTGGTCGCGGACGCCGACCCCGGTCTCGTACAGCTCTCGGTAAAGCCAAATGCGGTGATCACCATCAACGGCGAACCAAAGCACCGCCCACGGCGCGCTCCGGCCATAGTCGATCCCGGCCCAGCGCTCCCACGTTGGGGGAAGCGCTATGCGCGGGACCACATGACGGTCGTGGTCCCACTCCTCGAAGACCTGGCCGATGAAGACATCCCAGTTGCCGTCACGCATCGCTGCCCGACGGGCTGGGTTCTTGATGGCGTTCAATTGGGCGATGTAGCCCGCGTTCAGGTGGAAATTGTCGAGATACTTCGCCGGGATGAACTCGGTTAGGCGATTCTGTTCGTCAACCACCGAATGTGCCCCGTAACCGGTCGGGTCAATGAACCGGGCCTTGAGCGCCGCGTGACCGTGCCCCCCAGGGTTCGAGGCGAGCCGCACGCCAAGTACCGGGATGCCGGTGTTCGATGAGCGCTGGCGTTCCTCCAGGTACTCGATCACCCCGGGCAGCACAAGACCGGCCTCGTCTATGAGGAGGAGCTGGTACTCCGATCCTTGCTGCCGACTGACATCGTCCAGCGTCTCGGCGTAACGGAACCGGATGAACGACCCGTTGCGGAAAAGCAGGGTGTTCTTACCAGCCAGCCACCGGGCACCCACTGGGCGAGCGAAGTCGACCTTGGGCAGCTCGTCGAAGAACGACACCTCAAGCTCGGGGTACGAGCGGCGGAACGCGCCGATATGGATTCCCGGATACCGGACGGCGGCTCGGATGCCCTCCATAAGCAAGGCTCTGGTCTTGCCCCCTCCCATGGCGCCGCCGTACAGCACGGCGAGGGCGGTCGAGGCGTGGAAACGCTCCTGAGGGCACTGCCCACAAGCCGGGGGCAGCGCGTCCTCAGGCACTCCGGCTTTGCGTGCATCCCACCGGATCTTGCAGTTGGGTTCATAGCCCAGGTCCGCGAAGGCATCGCGGTACCGCTCTAGCTCAGCTATCCGGTTCTGGAGTTCCCTCAAGTGCCGGAGCCTCGACAGGGGCGCTTCCACCACCACGTTCGGCAAGTTCGGCCTCCAGCTTCAGAATGGCCGCGTCCACTACGTCGTTCGTCAAGACAGTGATCTCCGACCGGTTGGGCTCATCGAGCCCGAGCAGGTCGGCGCGTCTCTTCGCCACGCGGTCGAAAGCGCCGTTGAGCGTCCCGAGCTGCTCGGGCGTCAGCTGCTCCTTGCCGTACTCCGTCCAGAGCCGACGTTCGCGCCGATCAAGCTTGAGCAGCTCATTGGCCTTGGCCGCAGCCAACGACTCGCTGTCGGTCGCAATCGCGAGGAGTCCTCTGTCGGCAGCCCTGCCCGCCGTCGTCCTGTGGACTCCGAGCTCAGCCGCGATCTGGTCCAGCGACAGACTGGCCGAGCGGAGTTCAGCCGCGCGCCTGTCCTGCTCAACGGTCTGGGCTGACCTGATGTATCTGCCGTGGCCGTCCCTAGCCTTCATGCGTGCGCTGGCCATACGCGTGCACCGGTCCCTTCACGCGAAACGAGGACCATGCCACTAGGCAAAGTCCTCCAAGCGCGATTTATACCACTTGGTGGCCACCCGCGCAAGTATGGGCAGGTCACGGCTGGCCACCTAGCTCTGGCAAGGTGAACTACGCGCTCCACGTCATCCCCTTCGGCACCTCGTCAGCACTAGCGACAGGTGCCGGGCGTCGATTCGCGAGCGGGTGACCCTCACCTAACCACTCCGCGACGCTCTGACCAAGTGATCTTGTGTCGTAGAACGCGTTCGAGCAGCTCGGACACAGCCCGCCACGCATCCTGTCGCTGCCGACGCCAGTGATCTCCCGATCACACCGCAGGCAGGCTCCCTCCGTCGCGCTCTGCCGACCCTTCAGCTTGTCGCCGCAGTTCAGCACCACATCGGCGCACTTCCTCAGCAACCGCGCCTAACCGTGAACTGACGCCAGCTCGCTCTGGAACTCGAGGATCCGCGTCAGGATCACGTCACGCAGCTCCTCCCAGGTGTCGGGTTCGTCACCTTTGCCGCCCGCGCGGAGCTCCACGACGCGCTCGACCGGATCGCCACCACGGCCGCCGTGAATATCGCTGTCGCCGCCCGAACCTGACGGGTAACCATCGGCGCCGGTCGTTTCCTCGCCCCGTGCGTACAGGTCGGCGAGCACCTGAACGTCGAGGTAGGGAGTCAGGATCTCGATCACCTCGCTCAACTTGCGCGCGTCACGCTCCGCTCGTGACATCGTGCGGGACTTCGGCTTGCGATGGTCCACCAAGCACACTCCTTGCCTCGGTAAGATCTGAGCGGCTGATAACCGAGTGTTCTGACGGCGGTCGGGTTCGAGCTCGGCCGCCGTTGTCACTTCGTCCCCCTCACCAACGTCATCCCCAAGAACGCCTTGACGCACCGTTCGTGCCCGTCTGTGAGCAACGTCCTGTGCGGCCCGATGGCCCGCGTCGCCAGCCAACGACACCAGGCCGCGTGCTCGGGTGTTATCGGAGCGTGACGGTGAATCGCGTGGCCGCAGGGGCAGAGCTCGCGGTGCGGGCGGGTCTCCATCATGATTTCGGGGTCCAGGCGGGTCAACGCGACAGCCTCAGCAGATTCTCAAGCGTGTAGACCGGCGTCCCGATGACTTCAGCCACGGCGACCTCCGCGCTCGCCCCCTTCGATTTCTCCCAGCCAGGGAGCACGACGACCATCTCGACGGATTGAACCTGTTCGAGGTCCCACCGGAAAGCGGCACGAAGATCGAAGCTCTTGCCCGAGCCTGTCGGGTCAAAGCCACCGCTCAAGTCGTGCTCGGCGGGCGATAGCACCTCATGCCCGGCCGCGCGCAGTTCGTCCGCCGCCTCGAGGAACGCGGCGAAGTTGAACCCGGGGTAGCCACGCATCGGACCTGCCAGGTAGACCCTCACCTCACCACCGCCCAGCTCCACACGCTCCACCCCACGGCGAGCAGGACCATGAGCACCGTCACGGCCCGGATCAGGCCAGCCACGGCAGCAGTTCGTCTGGCTCTCGCGCCCCAGTGCAAGGCAGCCGCGTGCTGCACCTCGGCCATCGAGTTGTTCACGGCCGTGACGGACCGGGCGTTCTCGACACCGGCGTGCTTGGCGAGGGCGTCGAGGTTGTGGTCGAAGTCCAGGTCGATCATGGCTGGGATGGGGTCGGTCATGGGGCGGCCTCAAAAGCATCAAGCGAAACTCGCAGGTCGTCCAGCGCTGCGTCGAGGCGAGCAAAGGCGAGAACGCCAACAGGGCTGGCGGGCGTGTCAACGGCATGGCGCACCTTTTTCGCCGCCTCGATGACGTCCAGCGCCAGCGCGAGATCGGTGGGCGCGTAGGCGATCAGGTCCTCAGAACCGCGCCGACGACGAAAATCGCCGTCTACCTCGTCGAGAAAGGCATCGGGAGTTGCGACCGCCAACCGTGCCCTCACTGTTTCGGTGCTCATGTGCTTGCCTCCTGTGTGTCGAACGCGGCGAGTTCTTCTTCGAGCACCTTGATCGCGAGCTCGTCGGTGCCCTTGCGCGCCGCCTCAAGTGCTGTCTCGACACGTTGGCGCGGCGTCATCTGCTGGGCCTTGCGCGCCGCGGCCTGTTGGGCATCGAGCGGGTGCGGAGCCGAGCCGTTCACCGATGCGCCGCGCGGCGGCGGTTCGAGCCAGTCGGCCAGCTGTTCGGCGGTCATGCCCGGGTGGTCCTTGAGCGCCAGAGCCGCGGCCCCGATGTGTTGCTTGCGAAGGTCGCGCTCGACTGAGGCTTCCCAGCGCGGCCAGTCGTTGACGGGTGCCCCTGATCGAGATTCTCTCCTCTTCCGCACGAGGATCACGAGGGCTTGAGTGAACGAGTCACCTTCCAAGGAAGAAGAAGATCCCTTCCTCTTCCCTTCCTCTTCCCTTCCCGCGTCAACTATTGGTGAAGCGGTCACGGAGTCATTCACTGAATCACTCTGTGAATCAGACACGGAACCAAACCCGTTTCGCAAGGTGAACACGGCGCGGTCACCGCGTCCCTTGTTGCATGAAATGTGAGCGGCGCGGAGATTGGTCGGGTAGTCCGAACCACCCTTCGACTTCGGCACGATGTGGTCGAGTGACAGCCTCTGGGCGTCCTGTTCCCAGTAGTGGTTGTCCACGGGCGCGCTGTAGGGACTGAACCAGCCGGCATCCGTCACCTCTTCGATGACCTCACCACAGATTCCGCAGGTCATGCCATCGCGACGCCCATACATGTCGATCACCTCACGGTTCTGAACGCTTGGTGGAGGCAGCCGACTCGGCTGTGGGCGATTGATCTTCTGGTGGCGCCGAAACCGGATTACGAGGGCAAGCTGCTGGCGAATGCGGCCAGCCTGATACGGATAGACGAAGTCACCGGCAACGACCTCGGCCATCAACTTCTTTACCCTCGCTAGGGTGATGTCAACGTCGTAAGGGAACACCTGAGCCTTGATGTAATCAGGCGTCCAGCGGAGGATTCCTTCGTCGTCGGCATGGTTCCATGTGGCGATCCAGAGCAGGCGCGCGTCGCGCGACAGTGCCGCGACGCCTTCGTCCTCCCAGAACTCGGGCTTTATGGTCCGGATCCTTGACATTTCAAGCCTTTCTCGGGCAGTTATCCACAGACTCCACGCCATCAAGGAACAGCCCCACCCTGTTCTGCACCAGCGCTTCGTTCCGCGGGTCCAAGTCGATCCCGACCGCGTCCCGGCCGAGCCTGGTCGCCACCTGTAAGGTCGTCCCGCTCCCGCAGAAGGGATCGAAGACTAGGCCCGGGCGGTAGTCGTCGTGGCCGCAGTCGGTCCAGCCGAGGGTTGGTGCGACTTTGGTTAGCTGCCCGTCATTTGAGACCCTCCCGCCACGTTTGCCAGTCTCGTTGCCACCCCACGGCCAAGGGTCAGGCTCAACCTCGGTCCCGTCCTGCCGCACGTAGGATGCTTCGCCCACGATGCGCCTTGACGGTTTTCCACAACCGCGACACACCCTCTCGGGGCACATGCTCAGGATCACCCGCTTGGGCAGCTCCTCCGGGAACGTGGCGTAGTGGC